TTCGTAGATGGCGGCAAAGGTGCGGGCATCCAGCGGCACATAGTCGCCGTTGGAGTTCTCCACCACGCAGAGGAGCAGCCAGCCGGGACACAGGAAGTGCTGAATCCGGGGACGCTTGTACCAGACGAGCCAGCGTTCCTTGACGGGATGCCAGGTGACATCCAGATCCGGGTGGACCGACTGGAGATCGTCCCGAAACCGCTGTGGCGCCAGTTCTACCCCGAACCGATTGGGATGCCAGTACTTCAGTTCCGTCTCGAGGGGTGGCGGTTTCATCGACCGAACACCTTGAGGCCGAACTCCTGCACCCGTGCATCCTTACTGCTCTTGCAGTGACGCGCCATCCGGGCACGGGCGAGGTTGTACGCCTGCCGGGAATCGGGATTCCAGTTCGTGGAATAGCCGTCCACGGGACACTGCATCGTCCCCTTCTCGGGATCCTCCACGCAGGCATCGGGAATCGGCTCCTCGGCCTTGACCCACGGGGCGGAAAACGCCTGGGGAATGACATCCACCAGCGGCACCGCAAACGGCTGACGATTGCCGTTGTCGTCAAAATAGGTGCGGACCTGTCCCGCGTCCGATCCGATCCCGCTGCGATGGGGCCGACCCTTGCCGTCCCACGTATACATGGAAGGGAAGACGGGGGCGCCACGCTTGGCGAGATCCGTCCACTTCGCCCGCTGGGTGAGATAACAGGTGATGGCGTCGGCAATCTTGGCCGTCCCGATCCACGGCGTGCCTTGATGCGTTTCAAGTTCAGACAGTTCGTAGATACGCCCCAGCGCCGTGGTCACGGCCACGGGATTCACCCCGGCCGGGAGCGGCTGTTGCATCACCGCCAGCGGCGCTTCACCCAGATGCTTCAGGAAAAAGGCATTCTCATCCAGTGAGTAGAGCGTCGGATCGAAGACTTCAACGTCCATGCGCCTCCTTAGTAACTCGAGTTATTCCGAATCGGTTTCAAAATGACACTCACCGACCCCTCCAGACTGGTGACGGTGCCAGTGATGTTCACTGACAACTGCTCGCCTTTATCCATCAGGCGGTTTCCCAGCGTGGCGGTTAACGTCGCCTGGACCGGTGTATTCACCGTGCTATCAAGCGCGAAGGTGGAACTTAGCGAGGTCGTTAAACTGGCTGGGGCCGTGCCAGACGCCGACACCCCGACATCGAGCGTGCTGCTGCTCGCGCCCGCGACACTGTGCGTTTCACGCACATCCATAATTTCGTAATCACGGTCTGCGACAAAAATATGAACATCGGCCGCTTCTCCAGCCGAGGTCCGATACTGCACTAAGACGGGGGCGAGTCGTGCAATGGCTTTTAAACCCATAATGAGACTCCTGGCGAAGTGACGGAGAAGGGACCGGCTGGGATGTCGATCCCTCCTCCCACCTACTCAGTTTACGATTCGGCGATATCTTCGATCTTCGCGCCGGCGGCTGGATTGTCACTGAGCAGATCACCCTGCCAGTACCAGGCCACCTCAAACGTCGTGTTCGAGGTCTGCCGGAAGAACGGCGTGTTGTCGAAGATTTCCGACACCGGACGCGGCACCGCATTCTCGCCGTGCCCGATGTAGAAGTGCCGGGTGTCCATCCCGATGATGGTATTGGCGGCAAAGTACGGGTCCACATGCCACGGCTTGCCAGAGAAGCGATAGATGGTGCGTCCGTCGCCGCCATCCTTGCCCTTCTGCTGGGCACCGCCCTCGCGTCCCACCCCGACGCCGCCGTCAAACGGTTTCGGCGAACCCATGGCGAAGTAGGTGTCTTCGCGCAGGAGATCGTGATACCGCCGCACGACCGCGAGATTGGAGAGGTACGTGTTGAGCGAGGCACCGCCCTTTTCGCGCACGTTGTCCTCGAGCTGCATCATGAGGTCTTCGGTGAGCGCCCGGTTGGTGCCGCTGTTGTCGAGGACGACCGCTTCCCAGAACTCATTGCCGGCCGTGCCCCGGTCGATGCCCCCAAAGTCACCCTTGGGTGCGGGCGGATCGGCGTCGTCAATGATCCCGAGTAGGCCGTTGGTGTGGTACGAATATCCGGTGGCGACGGTGTCCTGAATGACAAAGTAGTCCCCAGCGGCCGTGCCACTCAGGGAGGCCCCGCTGATGGTGATGGTGCGGTTGACCGTATCAATCGCCGACACCGTGCGGGAGTCCCCGATCTTGGTGTTGTTGTCACTGGCGTCCATGACATCGACCACCAGACCCACATCCACGCTGGGGAGGGCATTGACGGTGATCGTGGTGTCATTGTCCGCCGCCGGCAAGACAGCCAGTTTCCCCAACCCGTCCGAGATGAGATCGGCATTGAGGAGCTTCAGGACACGACGCTTGAACCCCGCCTCCATCATCTTGAGCGCGGTCTGAAAGGCAAACTTGGAATTCCGCGCATCCTGTAGGAGTTTCCAGGACATATTGTAGAGTCCCGCAAATTCCGTGAGGGAGAACGTCGCTTCGGTGGTGTCGGGGTTCAGGTTCGACGGGAGGGCGGCGCCTTCCGACAACCCGGTCCATGCGCCGGGGTTCTTCACCATGATCGGCATGATGAATTGCCCACGCCCGCCAACAGGTTTCGCCAGCTTCTGGAACATATTCCAGCAGACGACTTCCTGATTGACGAGATAGAGGACCTGATCTACCCCGTAGGTATACTTCAGGGCTTCGATAACATCAGTGGTACTCGCCATGACTCTCCTACCCGTGGCGTCTGCCACGATTCAGGAGGTGGCGCTATTCCGTCTGCCCAGGATTCAACATGGGCCAGAGTTCGTTCGTGCGTTGCTCGGGCGTTTTGTAGCCGCCGGTCTTACCGCTGGTCAGCGAGGATTCCCCACCCCGTGAAGGGAAGGGGGACGCCTTGGCCTGAATGGCGGCTTTCCGGTCCATATCCCGAAACGCCTTCCGTAACCCGTCTACCCGTTTCCCGAACATATCGGGATATTTGTCGTTGAGGTCGTCGCCCTCATGCGACAGGTAGACATCCTTCTGGAATTCGCGAATGGCCTCATCGTCGGGCAGACCGTGCTGGGTGCGAAGCTCCAGAAATCTGGCATCGAGGTCCTTTTCAGCCTGTTGCCCCTGCTGGGAGCCCACCTGATCGCGCAGGCCCTTGTAATCCTGCCAGAGCTGGTTGAGCGCCTGCTGGCTTTGCTGATATTGCTGATGAATCGGGGTAATGCCTTCCCCGATGCCTTCCCCGACAATCCGTTCCATCAACTGTGCGGCCGTGTTGCCGTCCACATACGGCATACTCCGCAACTGGTCGAGCATGGACTGCTGGGCGCCCTGTTGCTGCTGCTGGTACTGCTGTTGTTGCTGTTGTTGCTGCTGTACCTGCTGCTGCTGATGGGCGTTCCCTTGCTGCTGCAACCGCTGGGCCACTTGTTGTAACTGCTGGGCCTGTTGGGTGCGCTGGGTTTCCCACGTCTTCCGCTCTTCAGCGAGTGCCTGGGTTTTCTTCGTAACGTAGGCTTGAACCTCGGGTGACCACGATCCTCCTGCGCTCTCGGCGCCGTCTCCTATGGGTTCGCTTACGCCCCCCTCGTCAAGGGGAGGGCTGTCCAGTTCCTCTGCCATGTGTCACCTCGTCGAGTGATGTCAGAGTCGCCCCGTGCGTGTTCGTCTGCCGACGAGTGCCCGGTCGGTGTTCCGTCATCGTGTTCGCCTTGAGTCGATCTCAGGCAGTCCTGCTGAGTGTAACAGACATCCCCCGGATGTCTACGCGGCGTCCGGTCATTTCTTCTTGTTGAGTCCAATAGCGATAGCCTGTTTCGGGTTGGTGACCGTCTGCCCACTGGAGGACTTCAGGTCGCCGTCCTTATATTCCTGCATCGTCACCGACACCTTGCGGCGCGAGACGGGTCCCTTCTGGCTGGGGGCGGATGATCGGCGTTTCATTACTGGGGTCCTCGGGGTCCCGGTTGCTGCTGCGCGAAGGCTTGCATGAGTTCCTGTGGCGCTTGCGGCGCGACCTGTTGCGCGGCCTGGACCTGCGCGAGGGCCATGTCCACGGCTTCAGCGGCGGCTTTGGCGGCGGCTTGCTGGGTAGCCTGCGCCACGGCGCCCTGGATCTGGGATTGCTGCATCCCCTCCGACCGGCGTTCGGACGCCTGCATGAGGATCTGGCGGCAGCGGTTCCAGAAGGACACGAATCCCTGCTGGAGCTCGGGAGAGGCTGAGAGAAACTCGGTCGTCGCCATCTGGGACTCCAGTTCGTCCATGATGACCCGCAGATTCCAGAACGGCATGGGCAGATGCTCGGGAATCGGTTCCCCCTGCCACAATCGCTCGACCAGGGCCATGCCGAGCTTCCGGTAGGTAGTTTCGCTGCTCTCACGGCCCAGATCGCCCATCTCCAGGTCGGCGGCAATCTTTTCCTTGTCGATCCGGCCGGTGCGCTCGTCCATATAGAGCACACTGAGCGGCGACTGGAGATGTTCGCGGATCCGGGCTTCCCGGAGGGCGCGGAACTCAGGAATCAGGCTGCCCCGCTCGACGGTGACCGAATAATCCGTCCCCGCCTGGAGAATCTCGGAGGTCTGGAAGACAAACACCTCGTCCCGCATCGATCGGTCGGTATAGTGCAGGGTGCGGAAGGGCGGGTAGTACTGCTTGACCCGATTGATCCGCATATCCTTGACCGCCGCGAGTTGCTTGCCGATGTGGAGGTAGAGATTGCCCCACTGGGTATCGATCATCTCCTGCAGCATGGGGACGGCCATCGGCCCGCGCAGTTGGCCGGGGAATTTCTGTTCCTGAAACAGATCCACCCCACCGGCAATCTCCCGCATGAGTTTGACGGTCAGGTCGATGGACGGCATGTACCAGCTCGGCAGTTGGGGCGGATCCCGGCGCTGGATCATCTTGACGCCCTGATCGTTCAGCCCGTTTTCAATCGGGGCCGGGTAATCGGCGGGGATGTCCTCGCGTTTGATGCCCTGGCCGAGGAGTTCATTGGCGTAGAGGGACGCATTGGACTGTTCGCCCAGTTGGGACAGCCGTTTATTGAGAAACCGCTGTGGGGGAATCAGGTCCGAGACGTAATCGCTGTTCCAGAAGCTGGTGGTGGTCGGCGCCCAGTGGAAATCCACCAGCGGGATGGACTCGTAGGGACTGTCTTCATCGAGCAGGATCTCTTCATCCGGCACGAAGACCGAGTAGCGTCCACGGGGGTGTTCGGCGGAAATGGGCTGATAGCGTTCCACCACCACGGCCAGATCCGGGTCCTTCTTGTCTCGGGTGCCCTGGACGCGGGGAATCAGATCCTGCAAATGGACGGCTCCGGTGGGAGCCCCCAGCGAATTCAGATCCGTCGTGAGAATCCGCACTTCCGCCGTGTCCTTCAGGTTCTGGAGGGTTGTCTCGCTGACATCGTAGTTGGCCTTGATCCAGCCGGTGGTGCGAATCTTGGCGATATAGACGGCCTGATCGGGAGACAGGTCCGCAATGGACCGCACCGAGGCGTCGATAAAGACCTGTAGGGGACTGAGGACCTCACTGCCCACATCTCCGGCCAGGACCATATCCTCGATGACCACGAACTGTTCCTTGGGGGCGCCCTGCGCGAGGCGCTCCTGCCGGGCGGATTCGGGCACCGTCTCCCCTGAGATGGTATCGGTCCACTGGAGTTCGTTGGTGAACTCATCGAACCGGGGCAGCGGTTCCATGGTCGCGTCCTTGATCCACGGAACGTGCTCGAAGGCCACGCCGCCAATCGCCATCCACCAGAGCAGTTCCCAGGTACGGGCGGGCTGGTCGAGCTTTTCATCGAGGGCCTTGATGAGTTTGTTGACGACCTCGGTTTTGGCCAGCGACTCCGGGTCCTGTTTATCGGCACGGGCCTTGAAGACCGGCGCGATACTGGTCAGCCGCCCGAGCATCTTGTAGAGCAGTTGGCCGAGCAGATTGAAGACCAGATGGAGCTTATTGGGGTCGCGTTTCCGGGTGAAGAGTTTCCGGGCGCTACTCCCCACCCAGTGTTCGCCCGAGACGAAGGCGAGATTGGTCAGGATACGGAGTTCGACCGAGCCGGCCTCACGGGCCTTCTGCGTCCGCAGGCGGTTGTAGTCGGTCGTATAGGTGACGAGATTCTCAGCCTTGGAGGGCATAGCGCATCCTAGAGTCGGGACTTAGACGGGATAGTCGTGGGCGCCGAGGGCACGGGAAATCCGCGACGGCCAGGAGCCCCATACCGGAAAAAGGCCGCGCCTGGCTGGTCATCAGCTGCGTAGCCAGGGGGCGGCTCCGGTCGAGCGGTGCCGCGTTTCGGTGTGGCGGGCTGATCCACGGTGCGCCGCTGCGGCTGTTGGAATTCTTTCATG